TCAATCAAACAATCTAATCTTTGCTCTGAAATTATTTTACCAACAGATAAAGAAAGAACAGCTGTTTGTTGTTTATCTTCCGTCAACTTAGAATATTTTGATGATTGGAAAAACGATGAGTTATTCTTAAAAGACATTGCTGAAATGTTAGACAATGTGTTACAGTATTTTATAGACAACGCACCAGATGGTGTAGCACGAGCTAAATATTCAGCAGAACGTGAACGAAGTATTGGCGTTGGTGCATTAGGTTGGCACGCTTATCTCCAAAAGAATAATCTTCCATGGGAATCAGCACAAGCCGTTGGTCGCAACAAAAAAATATTTGAACATATCAGAACAAAACTTAATGAAGCAAATAAAGATTTAGGTCGCAAAAGAGGTTCAGCACCAGATGCAAAAGGCACAGGTCTAAGATTCTCACATTTAATGGCGATTGCACCAAATGCTTCATCAAGTATTATTATGGGTAACACATCACCAAGTATTGAACCATATCGTGCAAATGCTTATAGACAAGATACAATGTCTGGTGCTCATTTGAACAAGAATAAGTTCTTAGATAAAATTATCAAAGACAAATGTGCTAAAGATAGTAAATTAGATTATGAAGAAATCTGGTCAACGATTATTGCAAATGATGGTTCAGTTCAACATTTAGATATACTTGATGACTGGCAAAAAGATGTATTTAAAACAGCAATGGAATTAGACCAACGCTGGGTTATTCAACATGCAGCTGATAGACAAAATTGGATTGACCAAGCACAAAGTTTAAATGTATTCTTTAGACCAGATGCTGATATAAAATACATTCATGCGATTCACTTCTTGGCATGGAAAACAGGTCTAAAAACCATGTATTATTGCAGAAGTGAAAAGATTGGCAAAGCAGACAAAGTTGCCAGAAAAATTGAACGAGATGTTATTAAAGAAATTGACTTAACACAATTAGCACAATCTGATTCAGATTCAGTTTGTATTGCGTGTGAAGGTTAGAAAGGATAATTATGAGTAAAAAAATATTGAGATTTACAGCGTCATGGTGCCAACCTTGTAAGATGTTGGCTAAAAATTTAGAAACAGCAAACATAGAATTACCAATTGAAGTGATTGACATTGATGAAGACCAGGAAAAAGCAATCGAATATCAAGTTCGATCTGTTCCAACTTTAGTGATGGTAGAAAATGATACAGAAGTAAAAAGAAATGTTGGAGTAATATCTACTAAACAACTAGAGGAGTGGGCAAATTAATGGCAAAAGATGATTCAAACTTATTGAAAGAACGAAATAGTTTCAAACCTTTTAACTATCCATGGGCATATAATGCTTGGTTGCAACATGAGCAATCACATTGGTTACACACAGAAGTTCCAATGGCAGAAGATGTAAAAGATTGGAAAAACAAACTTACACAACCACAAAAACATTTTTTAACAAATATCTTCCGTTTCTTTACACAAGGTGATGTTGATGTTGCTGGTGGTTATGTGAAGAACTATTTGCCATATTTTCCACAACCAGAAGTTCGTATGATGTTGATGGGTTTTGCCGCTCGTGAAGCACTTCATGTAGCTGCTTATTCACATTTGATTGAAACTCTAGGAATGCCAGAATCAACATACAATGAATTCTTAGAATACGAAGCAATGAAGAACAAACATGATTATGTTTTAGATATTAGTAGTCGTAATGGTGATAAACAATCAACAGCTACTCATATCGCTGTGTTCTCTGCCTTTACAGAAGGTATGCAGTTGTTCTCATCATTTATTATGTTGTTAAACTTCCCACGCCATGGTATGATGAAAGGCATGGGTCAGATTGTAACATGGTCTATTGTTGATGAAACGATGCACACTGAATCGATGATTAAGTTGTTCAGAACATATATAGAGGAAAATAAAGAAATCTGGAATGATACATTGAAATCCAGAATCTATACGATTGCAGAAAAAATGGTCGAACTTGAGGATAAGTTTATTGATTTAGCATTTGAGATGGGTGATATGCCTGATTTGACTGCCGACCAAGTTAAACATTATATTCGTTACATTTGTGACAGAAGATTAATTTCTTTAGGTCTTAAGGGTGTGTATAAGGTGAAGAAGAATCCACTACCTTGGGTCGAAGAAATGATAAACGCACCAACACACACAAACTTCTTTGAGAATCGTGCCACTGATTATGCAAAAGGTGCTTTGAAAGGTTCTTGGGAAGATGTGTGGGGTCAGGTCGCATAACAAGGAGAAGTAAATGTTAGATTTATTAGCAAAAGTATCAGTAGTAAAAGATTGGGTATTAGCTCGTTGGGCTGAAAGAACATCATGGGACGGAACAGTTCTGATTGTTGTAGGTGTTTTAGGTTTACTTGCTAGTCCATTAGTTAAACTTGCATCATGGGTTGCTATTGGTTACGGTGCATGGACTCTTTGGAAAAAAGAAAAGTAATAAATGATAACTATTGAACAATCTGCCACCGATAAGATATTAGAACTGGTCAACGCTGAGAATGATCCTGATATAAAAGGATTAAGAATCTTCGTTGAGGGTGGCGGTTGTTCAGGTTTTCAATATGGTTTCACATGGGAAAATAAAATCAGTGAAGATGATTTCTCATTCGATTTAGAAGGTTCTGAACTAAAAGTTTTAGTTGATCCAATGTCAGCACAATACTTACAAGGTTCAACGATTGAATATCAAAAAACAATAATGGCAGAACAATTTGCCATACGGAATCCAAATGCACAAACAAAATGTGGTTGTGGTTCCAGTTTTTCAGTTTAGGAGAAAATTACATGAAAAAATTATTTACAACAATGATGACCTTTCTTATGTCTAGTTTGGTATTTGCTACTGATGTGAATGTGGTTAGAGAAGTTGAAGGCACCGAATCTGAAAAAGAAGAGCGAATTGTTTGTGAGACAGATAAAAGACGGATGCACAAACAACCCGTAAAGAAAACAAGATGTAAGGCTGATAAGGACTAAGAACTATGGCCTATTCTAATAAAGTATTAGACCATTACGAAAATCCAAGAAATGTGGGATCATTAGATAAAAATGATCCACAAGTTGGCACAGGTATGGTCGGAGCACCATCTTGTGGTGATGTGATGAAATTACAAATTAAAGTCAATGACGAAACAGGAATTATTGAAGACGCTAAATTTAAAACATATGGTTGTGGCAGTGCTATTGCTAGTTCTAGTCTTGTCACAGAGCTACTCAAGGGTAAGACTATTGATGAGGCCACTACCATCAAGAATTCCGATATTGCAGAAGAACTGGCACTCCCACCAGTTAAGATACACTGTTCAGTCTTGGCAGAAGATGCAATTAAATCTGCCATTGCAGATTACAGTAAAAAGAAAACTCAAAAAGAAATAAACATACCTGTCGTAGGAGTATAATGAAAACACTAGATCACACCTGTCATAACTGCCAGTCTGAATTTGCTATAAACTATGTTGATAGCGTTTGTGAATCGGATCCATCCTATTGTCCATTTTGTGGTGAATACTTAATATTAGATTCTGAAGGTCTAAATACCAGTATGAACAACACTGATGGAAAGGGTGTAGAGGACTATTGAACTGGACATATAACGGAAAAGAATTCACTGAAGAACAAATTGGTGAATATTTTGGTATAGTTTATTTAATCACAAATTTAAAAACAGGTCGCAAATATGTGGGTAAGAAATTCTTTACTCAAGCTGGCCGAAAACAAGTTAAAGGTAAAGTTAAGAAGATTCGCAAACCATCCAATTGGTTAAAATATTGGGGAAGCAATAAAGTTCTCCAAGAAGATGTCAATAAACAAGGCGAACAAAACTTTACAAGAGAAATACTTCATCTATGTAAAACAAAAGGTGAGTTATCTTATTGGGAAACTTATGAGATATTTAATCGCCACGCTTTACGAACAGATGAATACTATAATGATTGGGTTAGTTGTAAGGTGAGAAAGAATCACTTAGAAAAGAAACCTGATTCAATTAAGTTTACACCTAAAGTAAGAAGATCACAGAATACAAGACCTTTTAGATAATTGCTAGCTGGAGCTACCTCAGCCCGGACACCAGCTATGTATAATAATTTGATGCTCTGGACAGGCAAACATGAACGAAGAACTTTATAAAGATATAAAAGAGAACATAAAAACCTATCAACCGATAGCTCGTGATTATTGGTGGATCAAGTTTTCTAATTATAAAGGTAATATATTATTGTTTGCTGGTTCAATACTCACAGGTTAAACTGTCACACAACATTTCGCTGATGAAGACGATGCTGTCTTATATGTCAATTGGTTATTCCATCAAAATCCTGCTCAACAAATAAAAACAAGATTGCCTAGAAAAACCTTGACAAAAAAACAAAAATAGATTACAATACATTATGATAAAAAATGAAAGTATATTTGCTTTTTGGGTCAAATGGTTATCGACTGTCGGTGCATGTGGGTGTGCATTTGCTAGTTCGATGGATTGGTACCCATTAAATGTCTGGTTAGGATGTCTAGCAGGTTTCGGTTGGATTTATATTGGTTGGTTATGGAAAGAACCAAGTGTAATTATAATTAATATCATGATGGCCATTTTATATGGCATCGGTGTTATTAAGAGTATAGTATGAGTCCAGAAGAAATATATGAAGATATGCTTAGGTTATATGGTAAATTACCTGATCCGGTACATGAACCAAAACGGTGCCTTTTCTATCTTAAGATGTATAATTACCGTAAAAAATTGAAATGATAAATAGTCGTGTCAATCACAAGTTGACATAACAATAACTTAACTCCCAAAAGGAAAATATAACATGAAAAGAACAGTATTATCTTTATTATTAGCACTAACAACATCATTAGTATCAGCTGAAGATGAATTATCACAATTAAGATTAGTTGAATACAAACACCTTAATCAAAAAATCGAAACACTAGAAAAAGCAATTCGCCTACAAACACTCACAACAGAAGCAATCCGCAAAGAAAATTACGATCTAGCATGTAAAGCTCAAAGAGAAGCAACCATTGCAACACGACAAGCAAACATCAAAGATGTAAATGGATTCAGTGACAAACAATATGCAGAAATTTGCACAATCTCAAGAGCAACATCTGAACCAAATATACCATCATGGTTAAAACCTGTAGCTGGTTTTGAACCTGCTGGCGTTTATGTTGAAGGACGAAGATAATGGCAAACTACTTTGAAAGCGGTTTCACAATGTTACAAGAACTCGCAAAAGATAAAGCAGAACAGAATAAAAAACTTGAAGAATTGAGAGATGTTTATGATGAAAAATTTAGAGTATGTGAAGACGATAAGGTTTGCACTCGCCGCCTTATTGATGCTTATTCCGATTGCGACTAAAGCAGAATTAGAAACTATTAATCCTATCTCTGCCATAGTAAATGGTGGAGATAAGATTATTTCTAAATTGAATGAGCAAGAAGAATTCAATAAGATAGTAGCTGATACATTTACCTTTGATGAGTATGCTAATTGGTTATTGGTTCAACAAAACTTCGAAGCAAAAGAATCCCTCCGAAACAAACAAATAAAGTCATGTATAAAATCTGGCACAGATAAAAGAACATGTGCTGATCCTCATTGGTGCCTTTATCCAAATCAAATAGACAAAGCAGAATGTAACTGGTATAAATTTAAATAAAATACGGTTATAAACATTGCCTCTTTTCAACCTGAATAGTGATATAATTATATTATGAACAATGAAGAAATAAAACAAAACATCCATTTGTTACAAGAATTTATATGGGAATATAAAGTCATTCTTTTATTCCTGATAATTGTTTTTGTAAACTTATATACATTCACTAAAAATAATTATCTATCAAAACATTTAGATGAATGTAGAATACAAAACGAATTATACAAACAGAATCCACCTAGAATAGAACCAGGTAAAGGTGGCTATGATAATTGGAAATCTAATTTAGAACCTAAAAAATGACTGAAATTATAGATTTATTAGACAAGATTAAGAATTCAAAGTTTTATGAAATAGATATTTCATTAGAAGCGCCATTCAAAATGCGTGGTAATATTCCATTTGAAATATTAATTAATGATGGCATTGCTCGATTCAAAGTATTGGCATCAAATGAACTAGAAGCACACAACAAAGTTTTTGATTATTTAAACAGTTTAGACGAAGGGATATAAAATGCAATTAAGCGATGATGCAAAAAAGAAATTAACCGGTGCTATGAATGAAATGAGTAACAGTATGTTACGAGCAGAAGCAGAACGAGAATTACAAAAAGAAGTGATTAATAATTTGTTTGATGAGTTTAAAATACCTAAAAAGGTGTTATCAAAAATGGCAAGAGTTTATCACAAACAAAACTTCCAAGAAGAAAAAGCAACACATGAGGAGTTTGAAGAATTGTATCACACAATCACAGGAACAAACTAATGAATAATCCTTTAAGAAAGTTAAAGAGATGCGAATTCTGTGGTACAAACAATCCAAAAAAAGAATATGTTATTTTTGAATCAGCGAAACCAAAGAAGATTGGCAAATTAACTATTAAAGAAAAAGTAATTTTATGTGAAGAATGTGCCTCATTAGGTGCATGTTAAGGAGTAATAATGATTGATATGTTTGAAAATTCACAACAAGAAGGCCAAATATATGATTATATTGATGACCTAGGTTTTTATGCGAGTAATCCAGAAAACGGTTGGTCAAGTAAGAAAAAAATATATGAGATATTATGGGAACTACAAAAACAATTAAAGACCTTGCCTACATTTCCAGATGAGAAACAATGGGTCAAAGATAGAAAAGAAGCATTAGGCGTTAA